AGAGAGTTAGATTTCAAACACCAATTCAAGCAACCGATAGAATTGTTCTTGAAGTTACTGACCCAGTTGGCAATAGGTGGATGCCAATCGCAGAAGTGGCGACGTTCGCAAATGGTTATCCCTTAAACCAGTTTACATTTACGACAGGAGGCACCGCCACAAACTCTGTTGGTCTTGCTTGGTTTGGTGTGTCCGGCTCTACAACAGACATAGAAGTCGCGTTTGGGCGTTACTTTTACGCTGCTCTGGATGGTAGTGCCGTACAAAACTGGGGAGATGCAAACACGGCGGGACGTCGCTGGCGCCTGCGCAAAGTATCCGGCGGCGCGGTTGTGGGCTTCCCCGTAGGCGCTAGAAACGTTGTCGGCGACACGACAGGCACGGCGGTTCCGGCTGGGTATATTGGTGAGCAAGTCTCAGCGTCACTTTCAGATGTGACACTTACCACATCGACACCAGCAAACGCCGGTTCTATCTCGTTGGGCGTTGGTGTTTGGATGGTATTCTACAAAGGGTCAGTAGACTACACATCCGCGTCAACCTTTACTGACGCACGAACATCAATCTCAACAACAAGTGCCGTTCAGCACGCGCCATCTCAGGTTGGCGATGGTGCAACAAATACCACAGCAGCAAGGCTCTTGGGAACGTCTGTCCGCTATTTGACCGTGTCGTCTACGCAGACAGTTTACGCAGTAATTCAAGCATCTTTCACTGTTGGCGTGAATGTTCGTTCATCAGCTGCTTCATCTCAATTCTACGCCGTAAGAATCGCCTAACCTCACAAGGAGCATCCAATGACACTCGCGGTTCAAGTATTGATTGCCTACCTTTTGAGCCACGCCACACCCGTGAAGGCAGAAGCTCGCCAATACCTCAAAGACAAGCTCTCAGGCTGGAAAGAGACACTCGCCTTGGCCGTGTTCGACGTGGCCTGGGACGCAGCTCTTGCGGCCGTTGGCGGCAAGGTCGGCTCTCTGTCGCTGCACGCTGGTGACGAGTTCGCGTTGGCCTCTATCGCAGCCGACAAGGCCTCGGTGGCCTGATGTTCTGGAAGCTTTTGCCGCTCATCATTGAGGTTGTGCGTCACGCTGGGAGCGTCGCCGTGGAACGTTACCGCGCGATAAAAGCAGCCGAAGAAAGAAGGAAGGCCGAAGCTCTCAAGCGGACTCAACCTGTGCAAGAATCAGGAACGCAGAACACAGGGGAGAAGTGAGACACCGTGGAAACCGACGTTCACGACATGGTGGCGATGTGGAGGACCATCAAAATGCTTTCACCACTGTTGCTCATGTGCATCGGCGGCCTTGCGACCATGATGACGTATTACATGCGCGAGATGAGCAAGAGCATGCGGTACATTTCAGAAGTCATTGTGAAACACGAATCGCGTTTCGAGAGGCACGAAGACCGCCTCGACAACCACGATGAACGCATCGACAGAATTGAACGAACATAAACACTTCCGCATCATGGCGGTGCGGTTTAACGAAAGGGATTCGCGTCTATGTCTAAAGGAATCAAGGAAACCAAAGAGGCACTCGTTCTTGGCTTTGCTATCGCTGGCCTGCTCAAGTCGCACCTTGTCGACGGCTTTCAACCTGCCGACGTGCTCAAAATCGTCGAAGGCGCCCTCACTCCTGAGTTTGTCGCTCAGGTCAAGGCTGGCGTCGAAGGCCTCAACGAAGTGAGCGCAGAGGCTGGCAACATTGACCTTTTCGAAGGTCTTGAGCTTGCCAAGTTTGCGATTGCTGAACTCAAGAAGCTTGCTGCTTAAGTAACTCGGTCTCGTTCCGTACTTACCTTACGCCTCAGCAATTTCGCTGGGGCGTTTCTGTTTATTTCTTCCAAGGACAAACGAGCCGCGTGGCATTACTCAAGCATGCAAGGTTTTCTGAGCCCTCAGGCGAGCACGCGCGTGTAAGCTCGGCAATCATTGGAAAGTCACATGGCGGCTCAGGCGTTGCGCTTGGGGGAATGGATTTAGGCTGACTTTCCTCTCCAGCATAAAGACCTCCAATAACTCCTATAAACATAGACAGAACGATGAGAGCGGTAATGGATAGAGCGTTAATCAAGGTTTCCACCATTCAGGAGGCGAGCTTGCGAGGTGTTGTCCAACTTCCTCCGCCATAATAAAAACAGGCGAAATTGGATGAGGCTTGTAGAGATTTTTAAACTCCGCTTTCCTAAGCCACGCAATCGTGCGCTCTTGCTCTTCCCATTCTTCCATGCTCTGCACCTGTTCACGGTGCATATCAGCTCGAAGTGAGAGAAGGATTTCCGCGACAGTCTGCGGAGGCAGGCGCAACACAGCCTCGATTGCGACGTCGTTCTCGATGTGCGCTTGCAAGACGTGCTCAAGTTCGTCTAGGTCGCAGGTAAGCGATTCTTTGCGCCAGTCGTGTTGGTCATAAGGATGTAGCGTCATTTGTTCTCCTCATCCATCCTTTCAAGATGGTACAAAACACGCGTCGCAATCATCTTTGGCTTGAACACGCCTTCGAGAATTTCTTTCATACCGTTGCGAAGGATTGTGTTTTCTCTTTCGAGTTGGCGACAAAGCCTTTCGAGAGCGGCTGCGGAATTACATTCGAGGTCGATAGCGTCGGTCCTAGGCGTCGGCATGGTGTCGGAGGGGTCAGCCCCTGCGGGTCTGCCAGTCATTCGCGGACTCCGAAGCGTTCGCTCTGAACGCATCGCACCCAACGACCGACACGAGGGTTAATGTGAGGCTCAAACGTTTGTCGGCAAACCTCGTAAGGCATACCGTTAGAAGCAAATGCTACCCAAATATCGCCTTCGGAAGCTATCCGCCTCGCCGACTCCAGCTCCTCGCGCAGCTTGTCGCGTTCTGCTTGAAGTCGAGTTGCTTGCACGCTTTCAAGTGCGCGGCCCATTTGGGACTTCTCCAGATCTTCGCACACGCGGGCGAGTTCGTCTTGCAACAACTTGTAGTCTTGTTCCATGAGGTCAATCTTGAATTGCATAATCTTTATCTTGTCTTGTTCGCTCGGCTCCTCGCGCGTCGTGTTCAAGAGCAGTTCAGTCATCTTCTTCCTCGCACTCATCATGTTCCTTAGAAAATGCGTTACAAAGAACAATCATAGCCCAGAGAGGTTGAGGCAGCTTTATATCGTACGTTCCACCGCATCTCGTGCAAACAAGCAGGCCTTGCTTGAAGTCGTAAACAGCGTGGTCACTCACGATTCGCCCCACTCATCACAGCCAACAAGTAGAGAAACAGCACGGCAGCGATGAAGCCACTGCTCACGTACGCGGCAGGCATGAGCCAGTCAGACGTCGATTCCACGCGCTATCTCCCTCCGTGCGTTAGTGAACTGCCTCGTGCGGTTCCACCTGTGCATCCAGAGCTTCTCTCTGCGTGCAAAGCTGTGGAGAAACCAGCCTGCAAAGCCCCCGAGGAGGAGGCCTATGGAGAGTGTGGTCATGTGGGCCTCCTAATCTCGAAATAAGTGATTGAAGTCTTGCCGCCATCGATGCGCACTCTTTCCTTGCGCAGGATGCCTTTATCCAGCAGTCGCGTGATTGTGAGGTTAAGAGACGAACGGTTCATTCCCGCACGCTTGATAATCTCGACGAACGGCAGACGTGGAGTTGGCTTAAAGAGCGCCAGGAGGCGCTCGTCGTTAGAGATTCCAGTTGACATCGAGAACCCTCGGATTGTGCTTCCTCAGCGCTGCGACGAACCTCTTAAGATCTGAAATATCGCGAAACACAACGCAGCCAGCAGAGCCAGGAGAAGCGCCAATGTTGTGGTCTTGATGTATGCCGAAAGCCCCACGGTCATCGCTAAATTCAGCATCAAGGCCAACCCACACAGGGCCCAGACCAGCGCCAAAAGAGCCCTCATAGTTGTCCTTTCCGTTGGCAAATTCGATTGAGCCGATGCGGTACCGACCTTGCGGAATTGGTTCGAGGTTTCCTGGAAAGCTCCGAGGGTCTTGAGGACGGCGGAGCGTCTGGCGTCCGCGAGCGCCTGAGGCGACAGCGAAAGTGTCGTCGCCGACGTAGAGAATCAGGTTCTTTAGCCCAGCCCATGCGCCGACGTACTCGCCACCTGTTGCACGCAGAGTCGCCACGCTGTTGTCTACTGGCGGCTTTGGCGCACGCGCTTTCGTGAGTGCTGCTTCGATGGCTGCGCGAGTCTTTGGGCCAACGATGCCGTCCATGTGCTCCTTGCCAAATGTGTTTCCTTGGAAAACGCGAACCGCGTACTCCACATGCTCATTGAACACGTCGCCAACGAGCTCGCCATCGGCTGGCTTGCGCAGGTATCCGAGGCCGATGAGCGCGCATTGAAGGTGGTAGATGTCATCGCCAAACGGCATGACGCTTGACGTCATTATGTTGCCTAGGTTGCGCGTCCACGGCAACGGCACCGGACACGGTGCGTAGTGTCTGCCCTGTGTCGATACAGGCGCATCAATCGGGGTTTGTGGTGCAGGTATCGATACAGCGCGCAAGAACAACTCGCGCTCTGCTTTGCGGCGGCGTGTGAGGCCAGCAAGCTCTGTCAGCTGCCCGTTGATTGTGCCTTTGTTCCACATAAGGAACGCCTCAGCACAGCCACGATAATCGCCAGCGTTGAGCAAGCGACGCGCGGTTGAGCCAGCGAAAGCGCCAGCGCCAATGTTATAGCAAAGAGACACAAGCGCCGCGTGTTGATTCTCGTTCAACTCAACCTTGACAAGACGTTCGATATCCTTTTCAAACCCTGCGACTTCTGCTTCGAGAAGCTCTTGCGCCAGCTTGCGCGAGATGACGTCACCACGTCGCACGGGGCGACCGTTGAGCATGATAGAGCCCCATCCGACCGTCCAGACGCCCACGGGGTCAATGTAGGCTTCAGCATCTCCGTTTGGAAGCTCGCGGTGGTAGCCTTCGAATTCTTTGATGAGGTCGAATCCGGCTTTATTTGTCTTCATTGTTATTCCTTTAAGCAGACGATTTGCACGCGCTCACCCTGAGCAAGATGCTCGGGGGCACGGACGCGGATATAGGCGAAGCTGATTTCAACGATGCGTTTAAGGACGTGTGAGGGGATGGGAAACGCCTGAGCCTCCACATCCCTGCGCAGCAGGCACCACAGCGCGTTGTCTGTGACTGCGAAATCGGCAAGCCAGAATTTCCCGTTGCCATCTATTTCGGCGCCAAAGTCGTTGAGACGCTGAGCGATAAACTGGTGAACTTGGAACAGCACACCCTCAGCGTGCAACCGCAACACAAGGTCACGCTCGAGGCGTTTCTTTGCGTCGCACAGGCTGTCTGGCAGACGGGCCTTAGCCCCGGAAGCGCGGCTGACAGTAACGTTTTTCATTAGGCGTCACTCCATTCGGTCTTCCGGTTGGCACAGGCGGGCTCTTCTCGATAATCCACTGGCGAAGTGTGGGCGTGTCCGTGGCCTTGAAGATTCCCACAACCCGACCTTCATGGTCGTATTGTGTCACAACGTCATCATCTTCGTCGAGTGTGAACTTTCCTTGTCCGCAGAGAACTTCTCTCATTCGTACTCCGATGCTATCTCGCGAATCTCTTCAAGGGCTTTGCGGTAACGTTCAATAGATGGCTCGCCGTGCTTAAGCGCTGCTCGTACAGCAGCCTGGATATCCCACATGCTTGATGCCATGAGTTGAGCGCTAGCAGCGTTCGAAAACTCTCTTTGTTCTTCTGGCAGATTGAACTTCAGGGTGGCTTTCATTGCTTCCTCGATAAAAGAACAACCCACCAAACAACCCCTCCCAAAAAGCGAGTCGAATGGTGGGCCGCTCCCTGGCGGAGGTTAATTATTCCATTGATCGACAGGAAATTTTCTCTGTTGATCCTCTCTTTGAAATGCTTCTTTTCTCATGTGTGCAGCAAGTATAGCTTCCTGATTAATCCAGTCTGCTATCTGAACTGGGCGGAATCCATTTTTTTGCTGCACTCCGCGAGTCGGACTAACGAGATGGCAGTAAATCTTACCGTCGCGAAGCGAACCTTGGGAGACGATTTTCCATTCTTCGCCGTCGTAGTTGACGATTGGATACATGTTCTCATTCTCCGCCAGGAGGTTGTCACTCGTGACTGAGTGATGGCCAACATCTAACGAGAGCGTTAGCCTGAGTCAAGAGGTTTTACCCAACTTTCTTCATCTTCAATTTGCGCCCAACCGAGGCCTCTGAGCCCGTCGACAGGACGACTGTTGGTTTGGGTACGAGCCAGTCTGTTCCGACCTTCCTTGCCCCCGGAATGCGGTTCGCAATGCAAAGCTGCCGGAGCCTTCCTGTTGTCACTCCCAACGCTTCGGCGGCTTGCGAGACAGAAATGTAGTTCCCTTCGAGTTTCATCGTTTCGGTTCCTGTTTGCTCATCATTGTTTGTAACGACTGCGATAGAAACCATTACTGATTCGAAGCAGAGCAGGTCAACCGAAAAAGGACCTCAAAAAAACAACTGTGGCACTGTGGCGTATGTGTGGCGCTTGATGTGCCATTAGATAAGCACATGTTATTACAAAAAAAAACACGTACGGTGGCACCGTGGCAATAAAAGAACACACCTAAAATTTATCAAAGCCAAAAAAAAGAGCAGAAAGGATTTCTCCTCTCCGCTCGGGTGCTTAAAATATAGTCAGATTTTAAGTATAGTTGCACCATTCTGTATCAAATATAGATACAGACAGGGGGGTGGGTCGGAACCCATGCCACAGTGCCACTTTTGTCGATTTCTCTTTTAGATCATGTGCTTCCGAGTGGCTGGTCAGCACCACGTTTGTGCCACGGTGCCTCAGTTGAAAAGGCCAAAAACTCAAGGAACATCAGTAGGCTACGCCAAAACCTCAGTCGTGGTCAAGCCTGGGTCGGCCTGTATTTGGTGGCGCGCGGTGTTCGAACCCTCGTTAACACCCCGGCGGCGGCAAGGTTGTCGAAAATCTTTGTGAGTGCATCTATTTTGAGCTTTCTAATGACAGACTTACGAGAAGTGCATTTGATAACCTCGGAAACAGTCATATCGAAGCGCTTCTCAGCAAACACCGACAAAATCTTGTCTGCGGCCCTTTCCTCAAGAGTCTGCGCGTTGAGCACATCCCCTCGAACAACGCTCCAGTTCCACTTCGCCAGGGCAAGGGCAAACTCCGCGTCGACTTCTTCGACAGCGCTCATGCCGCGTCCCATTGCGTGAATGAGCGCGTACTTATCGACGAGTGCGAGGTGCCTAGACCTCATGCTTGAAATTTCCTCCAGTTCGTCATTATCCATTGATGCTTCCTCTTTGAGCAGTTCTTTGACCCACCGTTCTTTGGCGTCTGTAATCGGACTTACGTCACCAAACGGCTTCAAGGCGCTTGGCGCGTAGCTCATCCCTCCCGCTTGAACGGTTAAGCCATCCCTTGCGTTGGTTAAGATACGACGTAGGGCGTCAACGATTGCTTGCCGCGGCTCCCACCTCGGCTTTGATACCGCGGAAAGAGGCAGGGACTCGGGATGGACAAAATAGGCGAAGCGGCTCGCAAGCCCATCAGAATGGTAGGCACGTACGGCAAAGAGCTCGCGCATGGTCTGCAAGGTCGAAACGCCAATCATGGAAAGCGTCGCAAGGGCTACGGGAGGCACCGATGCTTCGCGCCGTTCAGCAGGGAGCATGTTGGTCTGTTGGTAGTACTTGAGGAACAAAGAAACGATATTACGAGCGCCTACCTGCTTGTTTATATATGCCTCTTCAATAAGCTTGCCGAGCTCATCTTCTGCGTAAGTTCGCGAAGGGCAATCGGACATAGCCTTTTGAAACACGATTTCGCTCGCCACATTCGGCAACAGGAGGTTTGAGTCAACCTCGGACACGTAAGTCTTCACAAACTCAAGGAAGAAGCTCTTTGTCGAGCTTGAAGGTCCAACTAGGAAGCAGAGCAAGTTGGGAGCCTCCCCTGTTGGCCACTTTCTAGCTCGTTGAACGACGCCAGCGACCACGGAGAGGGCAGCGGCCATCCGGAAAGCAGGAACCTCTCTAGAGAGGCTGCAAACATGGTCGTAGAGCTCTCGAACAAGCCCAGACGACTTGCTTATCGCTATGGCAAGAAGATCTTTGGGAGGCTCACTTGTGATAATCGTCATTATCGATGGTGGGGGCTCTGGGGTTTTGGGCTTCTCGACCTCCTTCATCGGATACCTCTCGGCAAGGTCAAGAAGACGCGAAAGACCCACAAGCGGCTCGCCTGTTTGCGCGCGCTCCCGTTCACGTTCTGGCATGTCTCTCCAGATACGTTGGACCTGAAGCTCTGTTTTACCCGCTCGCCAGCGATGACCTCCGTTTTCCTTCGACCACGCCAAAAAGAGCTCAAGCGCTTCCTTTTTGTTTGTCATTCGATACACAGCGGCGAGAACTTGCCACCAATCCGGATAGGGAATGTCTGCCGAGATATCCCACAACCAAGCTTTAACGGTGTCGTCGTAGTGGTCTGACGTCTCTGTTGATTGAGCGTTCCCGACTGAAATGGGTTCTTTGCACGTCATTTCAAGAAACCAATCAATCCAAGACTCTGGAAGGGTGGGCAACTCTCCTTCCGATTCCATCACATCTTGTATGGAAACTTCCCACTCGTACGCACCGCTGTATTTCTCTCCCTGGTATGTGGAAGGAGGCAAAAGGCAGTAGTGGTTTCCTGTGCGCATCTCCATTCCATGGGAGCGCCCTAAATCGCATTTTGGAATCACTCTCCCAGGATTCCTGTAGAGAATGCCAAGGCCTCCTGAAGGCGTTCTGTACGTTGGCGCCATTGGCAGTCTGCCGAGAGCTTCTTCGAGGGAAGGCAACACGCGCGTGCCGTCTGCGCTGCCAACCTTCCTCGGACCTTCGATATCCAAAACGACCAATTCTAGTCCGCAAACAACGGCAATATTCTCTCCGCTGAGCTTCAATTCAGAAAATGGCTTTGCCGTTTCTAGCCACTTTTCCTTAGGTATTTTGCTACCGCGCGGAAGAGTAAAAAAACGACTTGACAGCGCGGAAAGCTGAGATAATGTATCCAAGGCTCGGGTATCCTCCGGGCTTTTTATTTACGGTATGTTCTAACGGTGTAGTAATATGATTGTACGGGGAAAGCAAACGAGGTCGTTTTTCGCTCTGTTGTACGGCGCGCCAAAGGTGGGAAAGACTCATCTTGCCGCACAAGCGCCGGAGCCGCTCATCATAGACGTCGACCGCGGAAGCGGGCAATTCGACGTCGCGAGAATCGACAAACTCGTGAACAAGACTGCGCTTATGGAAGCTCTTCGTATCGCCTACGCAGAGCAAGGCTTTAAGACAGTCGTCATTGACAGTGTAACCGCGGTGGAAAGGTTGCTTGTCAAAGAGTGCCTCCTTGTAAACAAGTGGAAGACTCTTGAAGACCCAGGTTACGGCAAGGGATTTACAGCGCTTACACAAGAATGGACAGACGTTCTCTCTGCTCTGGAGCGCATTCGTGATGCCGGAAAGAACGTCATTCTGATTGGGCACCAAAAGGTCAAAAGCGTAAATGACCCAACGTTGGATGTTTACGACAGGCTTGAGCTTGACATTACGAAAAACGCAACTACAGCTATCGTTGCCGCTACAGACGCGATTCTGTTTTACAGGTGGAAAACACGCGTAAAGAAAGAAGATAACGGAAAGAGAAGCGTCGGCGTTTCAACCGGAATTCGAGAGCTTTATACACAAGAGAAAGCTGGCTTCTTGGCGGGTAATAGATTCGGTTTAGACGTATGTATTGAAAATCCAACGAACGAAACGCTATGGGAGAAGATGAAATGACGTGGATTCCGGAACAGGAAGAAGAAACAGAAAGCTTTGGACTCGTTGAAAAGGGCGGATATCTCTGTCTTATCTCTGACGCACAAGTCGCTATGAAGGATATTAACACCCGTGGCGTCAAGGTCACTTTGCAAATCCTGAATCCAAACTCCACAGTAGAAACAAAATACGAGAACAGAAAACTGTTTCTTTATTACTCTTGGGATAACCGAAACGATATGGCTGTGAAGCTTGGCAGGCAAAAACTTGCTGACCTTCTTTTCGCTATTGAGACGGACTCAAAAAAGCCCTTCAACACCCCAGATGATGTGTGCGAGGAACTCGTAAACAAGGAAGTGCTTTGCAACGTCACGACGCGCAAACGCTCGGACACAGGGGAAATGCAAAATGACGTCCAAATGTACTTCAGAAAAGACGGGGTTCATCGAGGAACAAAACAGAATTTCAAGCTCCTTACCTGGGGAGGCGTGGAGTCTGGGCTGGGAAGTGGGAGAGCAAATGGTCCAGCAATCCTTGCGGAGAGCGAAGACGGAGTGCCTTTCTGATGACATCACAAGAAGAATGCGCGCAGCAAGCGCCCGAGTCGAAGAAGCGCGAGAGGCGGGAATACTTAGACGCATCCGTGTTGACGGAGGATGGGAAAACAGTTGTCCTAAATCGACTTTACGAAGCTCTTAAAGAGTGCGCAGAGTCGCGAGACTATGCCTCTGTTGGCTTCATTGGTCGGCTATGTGAGCACATCACAAAACATGCTCCGTGATTACCAAGAAGAGGCAGTGAAGAGCATCGCCTCTTCTCTTGCGAAATACTCCCGCGTGCTTGGCTGGTTTCCAACCGCCTCAGGGAAAAGTGCAATCGTTGCAGAAATATGCAGACGTTTTCTTGCCAAAGACTCAAAGAATCGCGTGCTTGTTTTGTGTCACCAGAAGGAAATACTGGAACAAAATGAGGCGTGGTGCAGGCGTGTTGGGATTGAAGACGTCGGTGTGTACTGTGCTGGGCTGAAGCGAAAAGAGGCAAGGAACAGAGTTGTTCATGCCGCAAGGGATTCTCTTGGAAATAACCCTCTTGTGTGTGGTCTGTTTCCACTTGTCATTATGGATGAGGCTCACCTCTTTTCCGACAAAGAAGGCTCTCGCTATCGTAAGATTCTCGACTCCATTGGCGCAAAGTGGGTTGTGGGGTTAACCGGAAGCCCCTGGCGAATTGATAACGGAGTTGTCTATGGAAAAGGGAAGCCTTGGCAAGAGTGCGTCGCAAAAGTCGAAATGAAAGAGCTTTTTGCTCGCGGGTTCCTGTCTCCATACGTCATCCCTGATGGCGTTCGTGTTCCGATTGACGTGTCCAACGTTAAGAAGACTGGTGGCGATTTTAACCTTGCCCAACTAGAAGCCGTAAGCTCTAGCCGAAATGTGGTTGAGTCCTGCTTGGACGAATGGGAGAAATACGGCAGAGACAGGCGCTGCACCCTTATCTTTTGTTGCTCAGTCGTTCATGCAAAAATGACGCACGAAATCATGACAGAGCGCGGATATGTCGGAAACATCCTGACTGGGGAGACCCCTGCCGCTGAGAGAGCGGAAATCATGCGTTCCGCAAAAGAGGGAGAATACACCTACATTGTAAACGTGGCTGTCCTTACTGTTGGTGTGGACCTTCCGGTTATTGACTGCCTTCTCTTTTTGAGAGCAACTCAGTCGCTGTCTTTGTGGGTACAAATGCTAGGCCGAGGTCTTCGGCTGCACCCAGACAAACAAAACTGCCTCATGCTCGACGCTGCCGGCAACTTTGAGCGCCTTGGGAGGCCAGAATCTCCCAAGGAACCAAAGAAGCGCGGAAGCATGAAACAGTCTAAGTGGACTGAAGACGAGTTGAGAGAAATGGGCATAGACCCTGAAGAAATGAAGGGCGAATCGCCTCTAAAAGAATGCCCAAAGTGCAAAACGAAAGTTCCCGTTGCCGCAAAGAAATGCATACAATGCGGCCATTTGTTTATCTCCCATCAAGCAACAGTCCTGACGCAAGGAATACTCATCCCAGATGAAGCGGAAAACACCAAATGGGCAGAGTTTCAAGTCGAAGGCCTTTCTTTAGAATACGGGATGTCAGCAAACGACAGACCGCGCACAAAAGCGACTTTTTTGACAACATGCGGTAAGACCATCACAGAATTCATCACACATTCTGTAGGTAACGAATGGGCGCAACGGGAAATCGACGAAAAGCTTCATCGAATCAAGAAGCCAGTCAGTTTGATAAGAGCGCGGAAAGTCGACGGCTGGTGGCGGACAAAAGTTCTCGCCTGAGCGAATCGGATATTCAGACCCTGATTCTCGCTTGGCTTCTCACGCAGAAGTTCTTTGTGTGGCGCAACAAATCGGAAGGCACCTTCGACCCGTTAACCGGCAAGCGTCGCGCGATGAACCAAGTCGGCGCCAAGAAGGGTGTTCCCGACATCCTGGGCATCCTTCCGGATGGTCGTTTCCTTGCCATTGAGGTAAAAACACAGACTGGCAAGGTTTCTGCGGAGCAAGGAGACTTCATCCGTCAAGCCAACACCCTTGGAGGTCTTGCGCTTGTCGCGCGCTCCTTAGATGATGTGAAGGCACATCTTGAGGACTACACGCATGGACGTAGAGACTCTGAGGGCCGCGTACCGCAAAGTGCCCCTTGACGAGCTGTGGAAGATTGTCGGTGTCGTCGAAGATGCGTTGATGCGATGGGAGTCCAGGGCGGCTGAAGAGCCCTGTTTGCGCATCCGCATTCGTCAGGGTTACGAAAGCCTGTCCATTGTGCAGCAAGCCATAGCCGAACGCGTGGAGGAAATGAACGAGGATGAGCTTCTCCACTAATGAGTTTGGCTATCGCATCGTGTTCAACCGTCCGCGCACGCCAGTCTTTCCCTTTCCCGACCCTCCGTATTCCTATGCGTTTGTCTTCGAATTCGCGTCTGGCCTTGCCTCTGCGTGTCAGAAGGACTTCGAAGTCCCTGAGGACAACGCAAGCGAGGCAAGGAAGCGCGGGGAGCGGATGGGGCAGCATCTCAAACTCTATGCAAGGCGATGGGACCTCAACGAGTCTGACTTTCGCTCTATTTCCATTGAATGGCACCGTCGAGATGGGATAATCAAAAGGCTTCGATACTCAAGCATCATCGAGGCGGCCCATGGATGAAATGAAAGCTCTTGCGCAGTGGTTCGGCGAAAACACTGTCGTAACAGAAGTGGATACGGCTATTCAGCAGAAGGACAAGTGGAACATTAACGAAAGGCGAAGGCTCAAAGAGCGTGCCGCGTTCCTTCTGGCGAAGAAGCTTATTGAGAACGACCTTGTGGCCATTACGGTTGTGCAAACCCTCGTGGGTGACGTCATGCGCGTCGGTGTCCAGTGTGTCAGGCCGCAGGTGTGGTGTGAGTCCCATGGTCAAACGTTCTTCGCAGAGCCCCCTGCGCAAGAGGTGACGCAGTGAATACGCACGAATACATAAACAGTACGCAGTTTGCAAAGAAGATGGGAATTTCTAGGACCATGGTCGATTGGTACCTTAGAAACGACAGAATAGATGGCGCACTCCGGGACGGAAAGAAGATAAAGATACCCGTAGACGCCAAGATAAAGGACCTTGATGAAGACGGATATGTTAAGAAACTGGGAGAAAGAGTAAATTATTTGCTATCGCAGCTAGAAGAATCGAATAAAAGAAACAGCTTTTTGAGCAAAAGCCGAGGGGAGCTTTTTCAAGCTCTTAGAGAGATTCGAGCTGCACTAGAACAGTCGAAGACAAAGCCTTTAGAGGGCGAACGTCTTGGCAGGGTGTTGAGATACATCTCTAGTGCGTTAGGGGAGTGCCAATGAGCCTTCCCGTAGCCCTCGCTTCGATGGTCAACACCCTACGGACAGACGTCGATGACACTGCCGCGCGGATTCAGCATCAGGTGTCAGAAGCCGCAAGGCTTCGTGTGGCGGATGACCGCACGACCCACGACATTCTTGACGAGCTCAAGTCGAAGGTAGCCGCAAGGTTCCTTCACTGGTTTGAATCAGGCCAGATGGCAGAGGCATTGCTCGCAATCGGCCAGGATGCCGTAGTGCACAAAGCCCCTTCTTCTAGTATTCAGTTTCCTACCGGAACTTGAAGCCGTCGTTGATAGCCTTCGCCACGGTTTCAGCAGACTGCCTCTTTTTGTTTCCTTTGAGGGTTACGGCACGAAGTCTGAACACTTCGCAAGCTGCCCCAAGGCGCACCTTCTCGTTGTCTGAGCCCATGAGCTCCACAAGCACGCTTGCAGCCTCGGCGAAAAGCTGGTCGGCTCGAATCTCGGCCAACGCATCCCGGGCATCTTTGTCTTTGTCCGCTCTGAGAACGTCTTTCCTGCTCTCCTCGGGAAGAGAGTCGTACGTCGTGCCCTCAGCGGCATAGTCGAAAATCGTCTTCTGTCCCGACCCAGACCCTTGATTATGGCCGTTGTGATTGCTCATGCTGAAAACATAAGCCAACACAGGAGGCCATACAATGGCAGGAGCTATCGGTTCGGACGTCGACGCATACGGTGGAGTCAAAGAACTTTACGCGGATGACAAATATTACCAGGAGCGCACAGCCGCATCCCTCTTCAAGTTCGTCCGCAAGGCGCGCGAAGGCGAAGTCGAATTTGACGGCAAGCGTTTCAACGTCTCCGTGCAGTTCCAGTACAACGAAGCATTTGGCGCCAAGAACGACAACGAAGCGCTTCCACAGGCTGACTACCCTGCGGAAATCTTCTGCCAGTGGAGCCCCAAGCTTCACTACGCGACCATGGAAATGACATGGTTCGCTGCTACCCGTGGTCACAAGGATGGCCGCGTGGGCGGTCGTTACATGGACGACTACGTGAAGGGCACGCTCATTTCGATGAACGCTGGCCTCTCGCACGCTCTCTACAGCAACGGACGCGGCTACATCGCCACCGTCGACACCGCGACCCCGGGTGCTGGCTCGTTCACTGTTCTGACCTCGACGCGCATCCGTCCTGGCATGAAGTTCGATTGGTATGACTCAGGTCTCACGACGAAACGCGGCACAATCCAAATCGACTTCAAGGGCGTTGACCGTATTTCGAAGACGCCTTTCATCAAATCGAGCTTCGGCACGGGCGTTGTCCCTGTCGGCGCGACTTCTGGCGACGTTCTTGTCGTCATCGGGTCTCTTGACGCTGGCGAGCCCTCCGACGGGCGCTTCCTCGCAGGCTTCAAGCGCATCACGGACAACTCCAGCGCTTACGGCTCGCTTGACCCTGCCAACTATGCTTGGTGGCGCGCAACGAACCAGAACGCTGGCGGCGGGAACATCACCGAAACGCTCATGCAGCAACAGTACGACCTCATGTACGACATCACGGGCGACTATCCGAACAAGATTGTCATCCGCTCGAACCAGAAGCGTTTGTACCTTGCCAACTTCCTCAACCAACGTCGCTTCGCTTCGGCCTCCTTCGAGACCGGCGCAACGAATCTTTCGTTCAACCCTCTCAAGATGGGCGAAGACGAGAAGAACGAGAAGCCAACAGAAGGCCGCATTCTCGAAGACCGCGATGCGGACCTCGACGAAATTCTCTTCTGGAACGACGAAATGCTCTGCCTTGCGTCTGACCTTTACGATGGCCCCACCATCGCAGACGAAGACGGCTCTGAATTCCGCAAGCGCATCGGCTTCGATGCTGACCAAGGCTTCTACCGCGCGTGGATGAACACCGTGTGCTACAAGCGCGCTGCTATCGGTAAGATTTCGAATCTCGCGACCGGAACCGCGAACATCTAAGGAGTGCGAGCGTGGCGATGAATCCCATGGATGATGAATTGGTCGCAGCCGCTCGCCGTCGCATCCTTCGTGAGCTTGAGAGGGAACAGGCAGGCGCCTCCGTTGTGAACAACATCGGGGGCGGCCTTCCTGTTACTCTTCGTGAGCAGATGGCTTCTGCGGTCTCTCCTGAAGGCTCCCCGGAAGACGACTACTATGTCGCCATTCGCCGAGAAGCCAACAAGAAGGGTGGCTGGGACAAGATGGTGAAGCGGTTCAAGGCTCAGAAGGGCAGCAAGCCCCCAACGATGGAGGAGCTTTTCGGTGGCGATGCGTGAGGCAATGAAAGAGGCGGAAACAAAGCTCAAGAAGCTCACAAAAGAAGAGTGGGTGGCTTTGCTTCAACAGGAAGTTGACCCCCTCTATCATGCTGGCGAAGGCGTAAGCGACACTGAAGAGATTCCTCGTGCGCAAGACATTCGAAACAAGTTCCTTCGCGCTCGCATAGGGCGGGAGGGAGAGTACCATCCAGGACCAAGGAGAATCAGGCAATGATGGCAAACATGATAAAGGCTCTCAAGCGTTCGGGGCCTCAGTCCAAGAGGCTTCTTGAGCAGCTTATAGAAACAGGCAAGCTCACAGGACAGGGCGCTCTCGACGTCGGCAAGGCTGGCGGCGCTGCGGGGCTCCAAGCTGCACGTCTTGGCGGAAAGAAGATGGGCTCGCGCTTGAAAGAAGCAGGGGCGCTCACGGGCGAAGGTCTTGGGCAAGTGCTTGGTGCTGGCGGCTCTGCTGCCAAGCAGGCATTTAAGCAGAACCCCTATGGCGCGGCGGCTCTCGGTGCTGGTGGCGCTGCGGGCGCTGGCGGTCTTGCAGCCCTTCTGGCATCTCTTGGTGAAGACGAAGACGAGGATATGTAACCATGGATGAGACGACCAAAGACGAGCTTATCAAGCTCATTCTCTCGGGCGCGGCTTCTGGCGCACTTCTGGGTGGTGGCGGTCGTCTTCTTTCTGGTGCGCGTTCTCTCGGGCAGATTGCCAAGGGTGCAGGCGTGGGCGCTGCCGCTTCGGGAGGTCTTACGGGGCTTTCTGGAGCCATTGGTCTTGGCGTGGGCGGGTCTCCTTCGGAAGAAGAAGGCTCGGGATACTCCAAGCGTCTTGGCGTCGGTGGCGCGATTGCTGGTGGTCTTGCGGGCGCAGGTCTTGGCGCTCTTATGGGTTCGAAGGGCGGTCGAGGGATGGCCTTGAAGGCTCTTCAGAAGCTCGGACAAGGTGACGTTGCGCGAGACATCAAGCGTGGCACCACGGTGCTTGGTCGCGGGATTGGGACGCTTCAGAAGCCCGCTTACGCAGCCGCAGGGCTTGGCGCGGGTGGCGCTGCTGTTGGCGCGTTCCAGGGCGCGGATGAGGGGATGCAACTCGATTTTTTGCATAACCTGAGCAGAGAGCAGAAAGAGCGAATGCTTCGTCAGAAGATGATGGAGGAAGTATGATCGAGTGGTTTCTTTCCCCATCAAACGACAACGAGCGTGCTATTTCATATGCCATGAAGCTGTATGGAGCTGGTGAATTAACCAAAGATTTGACAAACAGACTTTTAAGCTCCAGCGATAGAAATCTTGACCGCAAATTGAAACAACTCCAAGTACGCGACTTGGCTTCTCGCCAAGGACTCAACCCTGACAAGTTCATGGACGACGACGCAAACGAGATGAATCGCACTGCGCAAGGCGCAATCGCTTATGGCGCGAAGATAGCAAAGCCGAAAAGCTCTCTGTTCGTCGAAGCTGCTGGCATGAGCCTTCCAGCGCAACAACCACGCACTGTCTTTAAAGCAGCACTCAAGAGTGCGGGTGGCGAGTCTCCGGGTTTCTTCTTCAAAGAAGCCATGCGCGATTTGAAAGCTTTGGGCGGAGCAGCTACCATGGGCGGCAGAGCAAAAGCAATAGCCCGTTACGCTTCGGTCCTTTGAAGGTCCGGGGCGCACAACCCCAGACTGAGGTAGAGCATGAACGTATCCCTTCCTTCTCCGCTTATGAACGCAGATGGCGGAGGCGGCGGAGGACCTGTTGCGTCTCCTTTTACTCAAGGCGGCGGAGGCGGGCGCGGACAGTCGCAAGGCGGCGACATGGACACTGCCGAGCTTCTCAGGCAGCTCCAAAGCGAGATTCAGCAAGCGAACGCGCGCGCCTCGCAGGCTGACCAACGCTCGCAAAGTCTTGCGGGCGTGCTGGGTGGCATCAAACAAGCGGTGACAGGCGAATCCAACGAACCGCAAGAGCAGGATTGGTACGAACAAGGTCTTCTTCCCATGCTTCTCGAGCTCGAGAAGGAGGGCAAGAGCCACCCGATGACAGCGACCCTGGCTCGGGAGCTTAAGAAGAGCCAAGAGCAGCAGCGGCAGCTTATGGAGCTTGTGCAAGAGCTTCGTAACAAGACGCAGGAAATCCAGGACCCGCAGGTTCAAAACGACGAGCGTGCTTTTTCTCAGATTGACGACGCCATCATCGAAGAGCTCACGAGCGTCTATGGTGAGCCTAAGACGAACCTTCACCGCGCCGTCGCTGCCAACATCGCAGCCGACATCCAGGCTCTCAAAGCCAAGCTTCCTGGCAAGTGGGAAGAGATTCGCAGGGACCCAAGCAAGCTTCGTCGAATCGTTCAGCACCACATTACGGGCATCATCCCGCCGACCGCGCGTCAAGCTATGGCCAAGCAAATCGACGACAACACGCCAGTGACAATGCAGACACTCAACGCGGCATGGTCGGAGTTTCAGCAAATCAAGCACAACCTCGACCCACAGTCTCGGGCTGAGATTGCAGCCAATCTGCGCCAACAGATTCTTGCAGAGCAATTTATGCAGAGCCGTAGGCTTCCAGGGCGCAGATGAGAAGCTAGACTTCTGCTCAATCCTGGTACAAAACAAAACCCCCGGCAGCTATGGGAGCACCGGGGGTTCATCTTCGTCAAGAAGGATTCCTTTATGGATGATTCTGTCGCACTTGTCAATAAGGCTTTCGTCGTCCCCACCCCTCAAAAAGCACTCGGCGGCAAGGAGGGGATAACCCACGTCGAAATAGCCCAAAGCCTTGGAATCAGACAAGATAACTTTAAAAAAAGGTTTTTTGAATTAGAGTACGACAAGTTGTTGTGCCAGTTGGATTTGAAATTTACGATAATTCAGGAAAAATCCAATAAGCGCGGTAGACCTATACAAGTGCTCGTGTTCCCAACCGAGGTTGCTCGCGTCCTTGTTGCCAACTATCCGAACAACGTCGGCGTGGGTTATGCTCTTTGGTTAGTCAAAAACGCTCACCGAGACGACGATTGGATTTACGACAGGCTTAAGTGGCTTGAAGACGACAATAAGATTCTGCGCGAGAACCAAAAGAGCAAACCTCTTGAGCCTCCCAAGAAGCGCCCAAGAAGGCTGCATGTGCCGTTTCTTGTTGTAGGCATGTACGGCATCACGATTGAGCTTAGAAAAAGAGCAAAGAACGAGTGCGAGCCATGGCAGTGGGAGATTGGCCTTCTTCCTTGGTCTGTCCATGTCGTCCAGAAGCTTCAAAAGCGCATCGAGTCAGCCCTCATTGAGGGTGAAAGGTCTATTGTAGAGAGATTCCTGCCAACAGAGATGCTCGCAGACGATGGCTCCGTGCGCACGCTTCTCAAGAGGCTTATCGCAGACATGATGACAAACACAGAGAGGTACACCGAAAGCGACAAGGAGGAATTTCTCCTTGAAGCCTAATCAAATCGCAGAGCTAAAAGAGATATGCGCAGAGCTTCTTGCTACAATCGAGTCTTTGGCCTTCGGTCTTTCGGATGTTCCTAGCAAGTACGAAAACGAAGATGGCGAGATAGATGAAGTGTCATACGAGGAATACCTCGATGCAGTCTCTAATGGATACATGGCGGCAGCATCAAGGTATGCAGAGCGTTTGGCCAAGATAGACAAGCACTATTTTAGCGATTCCCTTGTTCGAAAGCTTATGGAAGAAGCCAAAAAAGGTTACCTTACCCCGCAAGAGCAAGAATCAGAGACTTTGGCTGTCTTGAGAGCCACGGAGATTAGGGACTCAAACAGGGTTAAGCTCGAAGTCGTGAGGTAAAATGTGATAAACGCGTGGGAGCTTCGGCCTATCCAGTCTCTCGTCGCGTCTGCGTTCTTTCACTACAAACACGTCATGCTCATGCTCCCTAGACAAGAGGGGAAGACAGAGCTTGGCGTGCGTATTGATAGGCATTGCATCGCAAACACACACGAGACAAGGCAGGCCATCTTTCTCACAAAGAGCAAAGAGGCGGCAAAGAAGATGACAAGGGAGAAGTTCTCTCGCATCTTCGAGCCAGAAGACTTCCAAGTAAACACAGAAATCATCGTCAACAAGAACATGCCTACCAACGTCATGTTCATAGACTCTGTGGACAAGCGCCCTGACAAGCTTCGAGGCGGCACTTATCACCTTATCAACTGGGCGGAAGTCGCGTTCTCCGAGTTCGACATGGGCGTGACTGTCCATGACGTGAACCACAAGATTCTGCGCCCTACTCTTCGTGCCACCCGTGGGTATTCCTTTCTTGAGAGCACGCCAAACGGCTCCAATGGCTGGAAGGAGATGTGGGAAGACACAGAGCAATACCCTTTACCAGACGAAGACAACCCAGGGACGGGCTACAAGCGTCTTGTGTTTCCTCTTTCGAAGCTTGTTGAAATGGGGTTTCGAACCAAAGAAGAGTACGAATTTCTCAAAAACACCATGCCAGACTTGGAGTTCTTGCAGGAATACGAATGCCAGTTTGTCTCATTCCAAGGTCGTGCGTACCCCGAGTTTATGCCGCACATGGTCTGGTCAGAGATGCCTCCTCCGCAACACTGGCAGCGCACGTTCTTCGCCATTGACTGGGGTTACAACCCTTCTGCAACGTGCGTCTTGTTTGGCTATGTGCTCGACGGGCGGGTGTGTGTCTTTGATGAGATTTACGGAACAGAAATGCTTCTCGACGAAATACAATCGAAGATTCGTCAGAAGATGGGCCAATGGCAGCTTCGATATGTTGCTGGCGTTGCCGACCATGACCCTCGGTCGAACAAGGAGCTTGAGATTCAAGGTATTCTCGTGACCCCTGTCGATAAGCTCAACGTTTACGGCAACAGGCTTGAGATAAAGACGCTGCTTAAGAATAACATGCTCTACATCCACCCGAGATGTGAGTACCTGATTCGGGACCTCAACAAGGCGCAGTGGGACCCGAAGAAGGAAGGCGAGATAGACTACAAAAACTGCAACTATGGGCACTATGACGGCGAGGCGGCACTACGGTACCTTGTCCGTGGGTTCAAACATCACGAAGCCGACGCGCCGAAGGTTCTCAAAGCCTCGGACAATGCGTCCAAAATGGAGGCTCTCCGACGTGGCGCTCTCTCTCGCCTCTCTTAAGACCAAGATTCTCAATATTCTTCAAAAAGAAACCAGCTACCAGGGCTTCTACACCGACTCGAAGCTTGAGCAGGGTATCAACGAGTCGATGGATTACATCGCAGCTAGAGCCATGCACGAGATGGGGGAAGGGTGGTTTCAAGAGCTCACCTACATCACGACAACGGCGGCAACGGCTTCCTACGCACTCCCAAGCGGCACCGCTCTCGTGCGAGAAGTGCGCTATCTTTCGGGAGATGTGTATATCCCTCTGCGCCCTATCGAAGCTGTTGACGAAGCGTGGCTTCCTACGGACGTGCAAGTCGCCTTTCCTTGGCGGTACGAGCTCATTGGCGGAAGCATCGTGTTCAACCCGGTGCCATCCATCGTCGGGACGAACTATCTCCAGCTCAAGGTAACGAAGTTCCCCACAGCTTTGACCACAGGTACAGACACTCTTCCCACACAGTTCACCAACGCGCTTGAGTGGTATTTGATTTACCGAACAGCGTCTCTTCTCGTTATGGCTGTAGGGAATCCTAGCCCTGAATGGCAACAAAAAGAGGGCGAGTGGTACAACGTCATGGAGTCCATGATTACAGCCCGCATCAAGAAGCCTAAGTTTGTCAAGGATTTTAGGTTCTGATAGGGTTCTGTGGCTCCTCTCTCTCGGCCGAGGGTGGAGGAGAAATCTTCCACTGAGAGAGAGGGGTTCCTATGATTTACGTTGGGCGCGAGTACATCGCAATTTGGAATACATCAGGTGTGAGTGGTGACGCAGAGCCTGCTTCACTAGCTATTTCAAACATTTACAAAAGAGTTTGAAGAGCAGGCATGATGCACGAACCCTTTTCTTACATGTGCAGCGAATACCACCACATCTTTGTTGAGCTTGGCGTGCCACAACTCGACATCAAGCGGTTCGAAGATGGTGAGTTTGCCATCCGCGAGTTCTACCGCTCTCCCGTAGTTCCTTCTCTTACTCCGTGGAAGTACGTACTCACAAAGCTTCGGAACGTCGAAATCTCCGAAGGCTTTATCCGTCGCTATCTCTGGCAAATCGACCCGCGCACCAAAGCGTTCTGGGAAAAGGACGAGGCCGAGAGAATCGAGAGAGAGTCCACGCGCGCGTATTATGAGAATGAGAAGGCCGAGCGTATCATGCAGCTTGGTAAAGAACTTTCTAAGAATGAAGACTTGATGGAGCGCGCCCGTCGGATAGGTCCGGCAGCGTTCGACCTCGAAAACATTGGCCGGAAGATCCACGCGGAACGGCCCTGGAAGCTAAAGGACCTGTGAATGATTATCGGCTGCTTCTCGCCTCTCATCAAAATCTTCCTCCCCTCGTTCTGGGTGCCTGTTCTCGACGAGAAGGGTCAGCCCGTCTTGGATGAGCACGGAAAGCCCAAGGAGAAGCGTGTCAAGCAGACAGAGCTTCTTCAGAATCCCACACGCATTGTCGAAGATGAGCAGATGCGCTTCGAGATTCCCCGCTCTGTGGGCGCGTACCACATGCGTCTCAATCGCCCTGTGAACCTCGATGACAAGAACCTTGCCGTCTATCTCACAGGCGACGACATCGGCCAGCAGCTTGACGAAGAGTTCCGTATTCACACCGAAACGGATTGCTACGGCGTTGCAGCCATCCCTCTGCGCTCCGATGTTCAAGGGATGCTTGTGGCGTCTCTTGCAAGCGGGGATGGGGCTGCCGAGCAACTCCTTCTCGAAGAGCGCAAGCAGGCAAAGGAGGCTCACGATAGAGCCATCAAGATTTCCCACCACAGGTGTGTGCGTGCGGCAAAGAAGATGGTCGCAGCACTCAAAGACCAGCGCCAGAAGGACAGGGAGTCTAACCGCGGCTCTTACGTCCCTTCGCCCTCGGAGTATCTCGCTGCCTACTACCTCGCAGAACAGGAATCTGAGGAAGCGGAGAAGATGCGCGCCGTCGTCGACCAGTTCTCGGGCATGATGGACAAAATCGAGCAGAAGGGCCTCCAGCTCGGTCGATGATGCGTGGTAGCCTTTGGTCATTCATGACTGGAGGGCGCTGCCTTGAACTCTGATAAGCTTGTCGTCTTGGAAGTTCCCGAAGAGCAAATCGACTCGGGGTTAGACTTCCACTACCGCTCGTTGCACCCCGTGCTTTCGTTTGAAGAGGGCACGGTCAACGTTTCTGTCGAGAAGGTGCAAGGTGTCGGCCCTCGTTATGGCATGGAGCCTGTTATCGGGAACCTTGCCGACAAGATTACGGGCGCTCAGATAAACGGAAGCAGGTACCTTACAAACCTGATTTATGGCGAGCGTACATCAGCCCAACAGACGCCAAACTTCTCTGTGAGCCGCGACAGAAAGAAATACTACGGCACGGTTTCGTTCCAAATATCGGCACCCAAGGCCATTGATGAGCTTACAGAAGCTCAAAACGAGCTCAAGTCGACGACCGTCTACGTCCACCTCGGCGCAGAGTTTAACTCGGTTTATGGTTACAACCTGTTCAACTTCTACGCAGGCTCCAGTGTTCAAAACTATGTAAGCTGGGATGTCGGTCTCTTGGCTCAGGGTGCTATTTGGAAGGGCGGCCTTGACGCGGAAATTACAACCAACTCTTTTGTGACCGCAAGTCAGCTTCAGGTTCACCGCGTCGGAAACTCGAACACTCTTGCGACGCAGCAGGCGCAATGCGGAACGCTCGCGCAGTTCAAAACAACGACCCCTAACTTCATCAAGTTCGCAAACTTCTCCGTGGATAACGGAGAATACCCTTGCGGAATCGTGACGTTTAGAAACGACCTTTTCACGGTCGCGGGAACCACCACAGTCAGCGGCGCTGTTGGGTATGATTACAAGATACCTCGCACGCTTATCTACAAGAACCTTCCCGAGAAGAACTCGACCATCAACGTGTATGTTACGGCAGTCAGTGGTGGCATATGGAAGACGTGGAAGGTCTGGAACTTCCCAAACGTCAACTTGAAGTCCTCCATCGTCGGCTCTCCTGTTCCATATACAACGACAGATGACTACAGATGCCTTGACTTCTCCCTTGGCTCCCTGTCTCCGACTACGGTTTCCACAACCGCCGGGACGTTTGCGGATGGTACTTGTTTCTACAACGTGCAAGGCTCTCCGTTTACGATGGCGTCGAAATACCACGCTATTTGCGTTGCGGCTGAAAAGCCCATCATTGGAATCATCAAGGATGAAGAGCTCCCTGTAACGACGTTTGCAAGTGGTTCTGCGAATAGCTACGTCCAATGGGCTGACCCAACGTCTTTGTATATCCAGCCCAGGGACAAGACGACACGAGAAGGGAATGGCGCAGTAGGCGCATCCAGACCCCTTCTTATCGAAACAGGACTAGGCTCTAACAAGAGCGTCTCAACGTGCTGGGACTACTTCGCAGGTTTCGACTACGGAAGCGGAACGGGGCTTTCTGCGGATGTTGGTGCAGCAGATGGCGCTTTGCATTTCACCTACGGGGCTGCCGGAACAGGCATATTCCGAACAAGCACATCGTACGAGTTTGCATACTCCATCTTCGACAAGTCGACGGGTGTTGAGTCGAACGTAGGCACGCCTGCAAAGGTCAGAATGCCCGCTGTCGACAACATTTACATGACCATCTATCGCAAACCCACGACGGGCGCCCTGTCTGGAGGATGCCCATTCTCGTGCGAACAAGCGGGCATCCAAGGAAACACGGATGCTACAGACGGAAGCTCGAAAAACTTCAACGCCCTTGTGTTCAAGTTCTACTATCGGGAAATCGGAACATTCGAATGGCTTCCCTGTGGTGAGCTTGAGTCGTCGTCTTACAGATTCAATGGCGAGCTTCCTTACGTGCGACTCGGGGAGAGGCCTATTGCGGGCCTTCCTGGGCCACAGCCAGGAGGCTTCAGAGACTCGTCCTCTCTTCCGGCAGACCAATATTTCGACGTGCAGAACTTCCTCGGGCACGCCTTCTGGATGTCGAAAAACAACCTTGTTTACTCGAACAAGAACGACGTCTTTACATACCCAGTTCTCAATGCCGTTTCTCTCTCCAAGGGCTCTTACCTGGGCATGATTCCGCACGCCTACCCAGGACAGGCAAACCAGGATTCGAGGCTTGTCATCTTCACCACAGAGGCTGTCTACATTGGCAGGTTCAAGGGGGATGGGTTCTTTCAGGATGTGGCTGTGCGCGTGTCTTCTGACACTGTAGCAACGTTCCCTCGTCCTGGTTCAGACTTCAGCCTCGATATCTGGACCTCCTCGACTTCCTACTCGGGACGCTCCGCAGTCAACGCAGATGGCGTGCTTTACTGGTGGGGCCCTCAAGGTCTCTTTCGAGATGAGGGGAACAGCCTTCCTTCGAAAGACTGGTCTCTTGATATCATCCCGTTCCTTGAGAAGGACGCAGACCCGCAAAAAGCAGACAGAATGCACGCTGTCTATAATCCAAGAACTTTCGAGGTCATTTGGTTCTACGTTTCCAAGGCAGGAGTTCAAAAAGCCCTCGCTTACAACAGACGGGCGGAGTCGTTCCATATCTGGCAATTCGACTCACTCTTCATCGACCACTCTCAAACCATCCAGGCCGTTTACAATCGCTCTGTGACCACAGAAACAGCGGGAGGCCTGCGCATCCTTCTGTCTGTTCGGGATTCTTCGACCGGCATTCAGCGCCCTATGTTCATGGACGACTTCGTGAACAATGGCGACTTGCGTGTCACTCGTTACCTCATGGTACAGACTGTCACCTCTCCAACGGCCACAACTCGAAGGCTCACGTTCAGGGCTGACACAACAAGAAGCTTGACCCTTCCGACAACAGGAAGCGTCACCATCCCACAGATGAGCAGATGGACAGGCAACGGCCTTTCGTGCTCGGGAATCTTCACGATTGTAGGTTCAGACACATCGACCTACATCGACATCAGCACACCTGCTGCTCTTTTGTCTCTTACAGGCGACCCGCAGACAGCGTACGACGCTACGGGGACGTGGGAATTCCCTGTTTTCATCGAGTCGACACACGGCTTTAGCTTCAACATGTTGTCGAGCTATTACGCTCCATCCATGCAGTCATGGTGGCGTTTTATTCACTGCCACCATGCGTATGACGTGCGTGACTTGCTCCCAGCGACAACGCAAACCATCACGCTCAAGTGGCGCTCGAACCAGGGCACAGATTCAACCGACAGAACGTCGACCATCTCCGACAACAGCCGGGGCATGTGCCAGATATTTAGCCAAATCGTGTTTACGAAACTCAATCACGAGTCTCAGGGCATCAGCATTCAAATCACAACGTCTTCGGGTCTTTTCAACGGCTCACGCTGGAGGCTCCAGTACCTCGCTTACCACTGCAATCCGATGTCTGGCGGTTACCTGCGCTCGTTCGAGGGGTAGGGTATTGAGAAAGCCTTGCTATCAAACGACACTAAACGTGTGAGGTGAGCCATGGTGTGGGAAAAGAACCTTTTTGCTTCGACGGGCATTCCCTGGACGACAAGCACAGCCAAAAGCCTTTTTAAAGGCGATTTCAAGGGCGCTGGGGACAACTTTGTCAAAGGGTGGACCGACACGTCTACCATCGGCATCTCTGCCGGGATGCGCGACAAGAAGAAGGGCGAAGAGGAAGCCGCGCGCAAAGCCGAAGCTCTCAATCAACAGATTGGCCGCGAAGCAGCGCAAAGCCTAAAAACGCAGAGCTCTTTGAATCAAAGATACACAGGAGAGCGAAACAAAGCTCTCGCTGGCATGGACCAAACAGACTTGGCCTACCGCGACAGGGTGCGAGGGCTTACGCGAGAGGCGCAAAACTCTGCTCGTGACGCCTCGCAGGTCTACGGGAACATGTCGAACCAATACCGTTCGATGCAAGAGAAGGCCAACGAAGACGCCAATAATGCCATGTCTCTGCGGGAGTACATGGACCCGAATAACCGCGTCGCTACGTCGGTTCGGGGGCTTTACGACGAGAGAGCTGAACAAGAGCGCCTTAGGGGGCAACAAGACTTTGGCGTCCTCTCGGCACTCGGCTCGCAGGCAACGGGAACCATGGCAGGCGGCATGGGTCCTTTGACCGTTGGTCAGCAAGTCGCATTGCAAGCGCAGAACCAACGACAAGCAGGCGAGGCGTACTCAAGCGCGCAACGCAAGATGCAAAACCTCAGGGACCAAGGCTTGCAGATGGGCTTTGACCGCTCTGATGCGGCTTACGCAGCAGGACAGGGCGCGCGCGACAGACAGGGCAATCTCCTGCAAGACAGGCGAGCGCTCGAAAACGAGTTTCGAAACTTCGAATTCAGCTCCCGAGGGGAGCGCGAAGGGTTCAGCCAGAACGAACGCGAAGCGGATATGTCTCGCTTCGGAAGAGCGACGAATAGGGCGGGTGAAGACCGTGGCATGGCCATGGAAATCGAGCGTGCGCGCATGGCTGAAGTCATGCGCTCTGCGGGCGCGTCCGAAGCAGCCATTCAACTTAAGCTTCAGCAGATGGCCGCAGAGCAGGCGCAATATGCGTCTATGGTGGGTTCTGGCGTCTCGGCTGTCGGAAGCGTCGTCGGCGGCATGGCGGGAGGTCCTGCGGGCGCTGCGGCGGGGAATGCTGTCGGCCAAGGGATTGGCAATTCAGGGCAGGCAGGAGCGCAAAGCGCAGCACCTTCAGCTTCTCGAACAGCGCAAGGGATGAACCCTAACGCAGCCCAACCCTCTTCCTTTAACCAAGGCAACACGCCAATGGCTGTCATGCCCCAAAGACAATCAAGCCAATCAAACCCGTTTGGTGATTACCTCCAACGCAAGTATTCTTCGCCCGGCAGAACAATCGGGTAAAGGATACACTCATGTTTGAAGTCGGCATCAAGCGGAAATTCTGGTTCGGTTACACTCGTTACGTTGTGAAGAAGGCATTCATTCGTGGATACACACGCCTTTATGACGCAACAGACATGGCCTTCGACGCGCCCATAAATCCGTACCTTGTTCTCATTAGGCCAGACGGCACAGAATTCTACATCTCGGATATCGAGAGACGCGATTGGTACTCAAAGGAGTTCAAGGATGGGCTTTCGAAGACTTCAGGCTGAAGAATACAACCCAGCGATTCCCAACTACGCAGAGCAGATGCGCAGCATTTCGGACCTCACCAACGAGGAAACGAGACGCATTCAAGACATGCGCGCGCGCGGACAAACAGAGAGGCTTGCTCGCGAAGAGGAAGGCCTTTCGAACCTTCTTGGCGGCATCAAAGAGGGTGTCGTCGGCGGCATGGACCGCTTCAAACAAAACCAGCGCGAAGCTAGGCAAGAGAAGCGTCTTCAGACAGAAGAAGAACGCGCTGCGCGTGCGGAAACCCGTGCGGACAAAGTTGCAGCCATGCAGGAAGAAGAGTTCGGCCTTCGCAAGCCAGAACTTCAAGCCCAGGCAGAAACCGCAAGGCAGCGCGCAGCACTGGGCATCCGGGGCCAAGAAGCAGGCATTCGCCAATCCGAAGGCTCGGCAAGACTTACCGATGTTCAGGCGAAATCCGCAGAGCGTGAGCAGGCGTACCTTTCGGCTCAATCGACTCTGCCTGGTGCGAGAGTGGGAGAAACAAATCAAGACTACATGCGTCGCAAAGCCGACGAGAAAGACTTGGCCAACTTGGACCTTGCGAAGGAACAGCTCGCAAGCGTCAAAGAGCTTCGCCCTTTCCAGGTGGCACAAATCCGTTCTGGCATCGCAGCCCAGGGCGCAGCGACAGAAGCCCAGCAGATGCAGACGGCACAGCTCAAAGAAGACATGGAAGTCAAACGGCTCACAGCCATCGCAACGGCTCCGACGCCAGAAGACTTGCAGCGCATGGCTCCAAATCTAGCCGCCAAGGTAAACAGCGGGGAAATCTCTCCCGAGCGCGCGGCGCAGGTTATTGGCGCAATCAAAAGCCAAGAAGTTCAGAAGGCCCTTCAACAGCAACTCGTCAACAACGCAAGCCCACAATATCAAGACCGCATGGCTCGCACATTCGCTGCGCAAGACAAGGCAGAAAATTACCTCTCTGCCATCGCGGAAATGGAGTCGGCCCTTGCTGCCAACAAGGCCAACACGTTCTTTACCGACGATGGAGCTCGCGAGCGGTTTGCTTCTATGCTCGATGGTGTCGGCATGAGTTCGGAAGCCGAGAAGATTCGCAGAGGTGTAGACATTGGCGCCATTGGAGACGCAGACAACCCACTCGGCCTCACAGGGCGCATGGAAACCATTCTCGCGAAGGTAAAAGCGTCTGCTCGCGCCCAGATGAACGTGCTTCCTGATGCTGTCAGACAGGACCCGAGGGTCTCCGAACTTGTCACACGCATCAACTCCATCGACAGCTCCGGGGCTGTCGGCGGGGCGAGCAAGCCAAGTCTGTTCGGCGCACCTCCACAGCAAAACGCAAGCGGCACTGTCACCCCTGGAGGGTTACAGCCGCTGCCTAGCAAGAGTGCGCGCAAGCGCGTCGCACCCGCACAAGTCGGAGGTCCTAAGAAATGAGTCTTCAATACACCGTTGAAACACCCGATGGTCAATCCAATAGCTACGGCGCGGACGAGATTCAGCAACAACTCGCACAGGCTGGATATCAAAACGCGCAAGTAAACCCCGATGGGAAAACCATCAGCTACCAAATCAATGGCGAGACGTACGACGACGAGATTCCTTCTCTTCTGGAGACGCTAGGCCACAAGGTGTCAGGCATCGCGCCTATCCAAGCCGATGAGAGCTTCGTGCAGCCGACGTGGCGAGCGGGCATCGCCCCCTTAGGGAACGACGACGAAGCAAAGAAATCTTACATTGAGTCAAAGCTCAAAAAGATGGGCATGAAAGGCGAAGTTGTCGGCTCGGGTGATGATTGGTACTTCCACAACCCTGACACAGGCAAGTGGTACAATACCACGAACGCCAAAGGGTTCGACATGACCGACCTTATTGGCGGAGGAATGGCGACCCCTCAGGTGCTCGCAAGCATTGTGGGTGGCGGCATTGGCGCGGCAGGAGGCGCAGGGCTTGCCGGACCTGCGGGAGCGGTGGCAGGAGGCATGGCAGGAAGCGCGGCAGGCGACCTTGCAGGTGGGCAGCTCACTCGTGCGTTGGCCCGCTCCTTTGACCCCGAGTTGAATCAAGTCTTGTCCGAGAAGGGTGGCCAGTTTGGCACTGAGGACCTTGTAAGCGCAGGCATCTCGGGGCTTGGCGGCGGCATCGCGGGCCTTCCTGCTCTCGCGAAGGTCATGAACAGAGGCCTTCTGACACAGGCGGCCAAAGGCGTGGGCGGTGTATCCGAGGCGGCAGGGACTCTCACGTCGAAGGCCGGCAAGTTCGCGGCCGAAAGCCCGCTTGTAACAGGACTCACGACCGCGCTCACACCAGGGCTTGGCACTGTGCAGGGCGCGGGCCTTCTTGCGCGCGCAGGTGAGCTTGCCCCTTGGCTCAACCGACTTGTCGGCAAGGGTGCGGGCAAGGTGTCGGGGATGGCAGACGAAGCGCTGACACAAGGTGGCCTCAACGCAGAAGAAGCAGCACTTGCTCAGGCCATCAAGAGCCGTGCGGCGAACACACAAGTAAACGCCATGGCGCGCGAAGTGCCAACCAATGTGAACACCCCAGGCTCTCGGCTCAATCGACGTATCTTTGGAGGCATCGATGCGGCTGACGTCAACGCTGTCGAGCAGATGGCCGAAGAAGCAGCTCTCAACAAAGGCGCTGTCCGAGGGTTTTACGAAAACGTGGGCGCAAGACTCGGACGCACGCGCGACCTTGAAATGAGCCCGAACTTCGTCGGGCCTGCAAAGCCAGGGCGCATTGACTTCACGGGCGCGGGCAAGACAGCGGGCAAGCTCGCAGAGGCAGGCAGCAACGTCGGACGAGCGCTTGAAGGAACAGCCGAGGGCGTGACAAAGGCTGCGTTTCGCGGCGTGCAGGGCGCAGGGATTGGCATGGAGAAAGGCGGGCGCCTTCTTTCAAGGGGGGCTGGCTTTGCCCAGCCGTGGGAAAATAGAATCCTTCTAAACCAAGGTTTGCAGCAGGGCGGAGACGAGGCGCAAACTCTTTACGAGATGATGACTCGCTCACGTCAAAAAACACCGGCATTTTCGAGGTAGCACATGGCTTTCGCGCTCTCTAAAGCATACTTTTACAAGGTGGACACGCCTTCCCATATTCGCAAGTGGGGATTCCAGGCGGCTGAGTTCCACATCACTCGCACGTCATCAGACACTGACCTGGACCTGGGCGATGTCTCGGGAACGTTTTGGACGGCTGTTGGCGCAAGCGGAATAGGGGCCGTCGCACTGCCTCTTTGGCGTTCTGTGCTTCCCAACTTCGAAGAGCTTGCAGGCCTCCAGCTCACAAGCGACTCGGGCTTCCTTGTTCAGTCTCCCGGAGATGCTTACCTGTCTGCAATGGGCTCGCACACAGCCGTGTGGGCTGGCGGCACGGCGGGAACGGCACTCAATGCCAACTCTCCAAACCAGACCATCCGCTATCAGCATGACGGCGAGTTTGTCACTCTTCAGATTCCTGGCTACCAAGCGGCAGCGAAGGGCGCATCTCCTGGTGCGGTCATTATCCTGACTGGCGCGACAGTTCTTCCTGCGGCTCTTCGTCCAACGGTCGATGTCGTCGTGCGCACGCGCAAGATGGACAACGGGTCGTTTGTTTCAGGCGCAGGCATGGCCGTTATCAAGACAACGGGCCAGATTGAAATGTATCTCGATGGCGTTGGCACGACAGCGTACACCGTGACTGCAAACATTGGCTTTGACTCGTTTGCGACCGAGTACCGCGTTGGCGCTGCTCCCGTTTCTGCGGGGACCTTCCAATTGGTCAACGGCGACACGTATCCTGTCATTGAGCCAAACATTGTTCTTCCTGCGGCAGCGCCAACAACTCTTCGAGTGTTCATGCTCGTAGGACTCAAACCAGAAACTCGCCCAGTCGAATTTGGAGTGTAACCACCATGGCATTTGCAGTAACCGCTTTCAAAACCTACTCCGTTGCCGCTTTCGAAGCTGTCACCGCTCAGTTCGAGCAAGTCGCCGAGTTCACTATCACGCGCGGCGCGTCTGACATCGACCTGGATATCGGCGATGTGGCAGGTACGTTCTGGGCTGATGCTGATGGCACGGCACTTGGACTCGAAGTGCTCGGATACTGGAAGAGCATTCTCGGGAAGGCTCGCAACATCCTGTCGATTCACGCACCACAAATCACAAACGCATTGGCTCAGTCTTATGACGGCACGCCTGCAACAGGACAGTACGAAGTCGTCTCGACGACTCCAGCAGCTCTTGCGTTCTTGTTCTTCGCAACAGACGCAGCTCCTGCGACCATCACCCTGACAGTTCGTTTTTCGCTCAAAGCTGGTGAGCTTCCTGTCAAGAATTACGGCGTTTGATAGGATGCCCTCACACTCACCATGAGGGCATCATGACAGACGCAGAACGCACTCTCCTTCTTGCATTCATCGACAGCACAATAAACCAACTCCAAGCGCTTCGCGGCGCTGTTTCTTTATTGTCAAAAGAGCCAGGTAAAATAACAACCGTTGGCGAAAGAGCCCGGCACGTGGACGATGATACATTTAGTGAAAACTACGCAAAGATGATGTCAGCCGTCCAGCGCGGCAACGACTTGGGTGAGGCTGTCGATGATAAATGAGTTGAAGCTTGAGAAATACTGCGGACATCTCCCGTGGGTGACTCGCGACCCAAAGAAGCTTGGCGGAGTTATTTCGAACTTTGTCGAGAAGAATGACCGGTTCATGGGCCCGTGGTACGAGCGTTGGTTTACAAACTTTCAGTTCATCTACGGAAACCATCGCTTCCAATGGTCTCAAAAGTATGGCTTCCCGCTTGATGTCGATTTCCTCTCGCGAGGGAACAAGAGCATAAACTCGCGCTCCCAGACCGATATCTCTCGAACTATCTTCGAAAGCCTCGTGTCTTCCCTCTTTGGCAATGCTCCAGACTGGGAAGCGATTGCCATGGATGACAACGCGGCAAGGAACCGACGTTTCAAAGAGATTTCAGAGAAGGCACTGGCTGCTTTCTATGAAAAGCTCTTGATGGAAAAGGAGGTCAAAGGGTTTGTCCAGAACCTTGTTGCTTATGGCCTTTCTACGTTTAAAACAGACTTTGACCTCACAAGCGGACAAATCGAAGAGATTCCGCAGTACGAACAGCGCGAAGTCACTATCCATGAAACGGTAGCGCAGTCAGCAGACCCGCTTGGTCTTATCAATTCCATCGTCGAAGCGAACAACTCCGAAGGGATGCCTCTCACTCAGACGCGGGTCGTTCCTGCCCTCGATGAGAACGGCAAGCCTCGTGTTAACCGTCGCTGGATGGGTCAGCCTCGCGTGCGAACGCGCACACCCTTCGAGCACAGACGGGAGCTTTGCAGTGGAGGAGCCCAGCACGCGCGCTGGCACCAAGACATTCGCATCATGGAGTTCTCCGAATTCCTCGAAGAATACAAAGATATGGATGGCCGTACAGAATTCTTCGACAAGGTGCGACCAGGGCTCATTCACGAGGCAGCCACCAGCTTCGCTATCCGCCATTTCATGCGAATGAACTTCCTCACGCCTCAAAACGACATGGCTTATTGGTTCAGGGCTGAAACCGCTCTGTCCCAAGACTTCCTGAAGACAAAAGTCATGGTCATCGAGCATTACGACAAGCCCAACATCCAGCATTGGCCAGAAGGAAGACTTGTTGTTGTCGTCAACGGCTATTGCACGCACATCACAAAGCCACAGTACCGCACAAACAAGATAGACGGCTGGCATCCATTCTCTGAAGCGATGTGGATGAACATCAACCCATCCCCTATGCCATCAGGGCCTATGGATGGCGTCACGCGCAAGAACAAAGAGCTCGACGATGCAGACTCCCTCATCGACACGATGATGCGGCGAAACATGGGCGCCATGATTCTCTACAAAACAGGCAACGGGTTCGACACCCAAGCCGTGTTTGGAGAGCCAGGGCAGCTTATCGACGTCAACGACATTAATGGCGTGCGCATCCTCAAGGATGACCAGCCCATCCCGCCAGTTCTCGACAAGCTGCGCGAAATGAAGAAACAAGACGCTTACGAGACCTCGGGCGCGGGAGATTCCTTGCGCGGAGAGCGTCCCGCAGGCGTCGAAGCAGGCTACGCCTTCAGGCTTCTTGAGGAGCGCGAGCAAAAGCGCATCACGCACGTCCGCAGGGCTCTCGAAGGGGCTGTGGGAAGCGCCGGGGAAAAGCTCCTCTCGTGTGTTCGCGCCATGGGCAAGGGATTCGGGCCCGACATCATCGGTTACATGATGCGTAACAGCGCAGGTGGGTTCTCTGCATCCGACATCAAGGCGTTTATCGACATGCCTCTGTCGTTTGGCGTGGACGTCATTATCCGTCCAGGCTCCATGCAAGCAAAGAGCAAGGCGACAGCGCAGGCCACGTACCTCGACCTTATCAACAAGTCGCCTATCATTGCCCAGCGCCTCCAGGATGCGGACGTTCTTGACCGCTTCTTGCAAGAGTTCGACGCAGACGTCTTGCGCGACCGCTCCAGCGTCCACAGGGACAGAGCGAAGAAGGAAAACGACGTCCTTATCGACATCAGCCAGCAAGGGCCAGATGTTCTTCTGCCTCTGCCTGTGGTCTGCGAGAACGACAATCACGTCATTCACCTCGACGAGCACGAGGCAGAATACGTTCGCCGGTTCGACGAGTTCCAAACCGACGAATTCGCGCTTCAGGTTTGGAATCTGCACATGGAAATGCACAGGTTCTACGAGAAGCAACAGAAGGGCGAAATTCCCCCAGGAACGATGCACAACTTCCGCCAGCTTACGAAGGTCGCAGGTGCGAATTTGCCTGACGACCTCAACACAAACCTTCAAAAGGGCGCGGCACTCCAGCAGACACGCCAAATGGAAGCGCAGGCGTCCAAGCCGCAGGGCGCTCCAGGAGCTCCGGGAGGGCAGCCACCACCCGGCGCGCCACCTACCCAGGGACCAGGGGCTCAGAGAGGCGAATCGGTCGCAAGAGATACAGGAATGGGGATGCAATGAAGGACAACCCTTACATCAGTCAGCGCACGCGCGATGTCGCAATGAGGGCCATCGACGACCTTCCGACCGATGTGCTTCTTGATGCCATGCGGCAGCTTCCCCTTTCGTCTTTTCGAAAGAAAGAGCTCGAAGAGGCGTACTCCAAAGACGTGTCGGAGCATCGCAAGGTGTTTCGAATGGAGGAGAAGGCGCCGAAGGAAGCAGAACCCATCGACCCAGGGCGCCTGATGGCGGCTATGTCGTACGCCAATGCTCCGCAAGGGCCATCCGGCGGTGACGCGGCGGGGCTCAAGACGCGCTCACGTTCCGCGGCTCCCGAGCAGGGCGACCCACTGGGCGCTTACAAAGTCGCCAAGCCCGAAGTGCCAGACTCCCAGGCACCCATTTACAATGGGTTCAAGATTGATGGCTCTGCGGGCGACGGAACGGCTCAATCGGAGGTCGGCTAATGATGAACCAAGCCATGCTTGCGGCGAAGCTTCAGGCATCCAAAGAGGACAGAAACGCGAAGCTTGAAGAAGCGCTTGCGTATCTCCAGGGCGGGCGCACGAGAGAGGAAATCACTCTTCCTTCGGGCCTTCGCGTGCGCATGAAGAAGCCGCCTCTTTCGCAGCTTCTCGGGGGGAACCCCCTGGACCCTGAAGGTGCGGGCGGCGATGATGAGCTTTTGAAGATGCTCAAAGTGACAAGGGGACAATGACATGACGCAAGCATGGGGTGGGATTTCGCTCGGGAACGTAAACACGGGCGGCGCTTTGACTCAGCTCTACCCAAACTGGCTTCAAGCAGGAAGCGCTGCGGCAGGCGTGAAAACACGTAGGCGTCCAAACGAGGGCGTCATCAGCCGAATGGAAGTCGTCCCCGCTGCTGGTATTGGCGGCGTGTTCGAACTTTGGGACCTTGCCGGTACGCTTACAGGAACGAATCAAGTCAACTCCGCAGCGTCGATTACAAACGCTTTCCTCTTGGCAGAGCAGGCGCGCACACCTCCGCGTGCGAGGCTTATTTGGTCTGTTGACTTTAGCGGCGACCTTGACGGCGTGAACAAGCTTCTCGGCGTGCGCGTTGTCTTTGCTCGCGGCCTTGCGGCTCGGTATATTCAAGCGGCAACACCAGGAACCAACATCGTTACGATAAACATGGTTGTCGATGGTGGCTACCAGCTTTGGGAAGGAGAGCTTCCCGGATGACAACGACAGCGCAAGAGTACAATCGCGACGGAGACAGAACGGCCCAGCCCGCGCCTTTGGCGTTTTGGGACCCTGTTTCCGAAACGACCTACATGTTCGAAATTGACCCAGCAGACCCGAAGATTCCCGTGGACGCCATCGTTACAGTTCCTCCGCTTCAGTACACGAGGAACGCGACAGCGACGAACGTCACAAGAGACACTGCAACGGCGGCGAACAACCGTCCGCTGCCTGTTGAGCTCATGGCTGGCGACTCCGCAGGTCCTATCGATTACAACGCGGGAAACGCATCGGCAGCGACCCAGCGCGTCGTCATCGCTACGGACCAAGCGCCTATTGACGTAGAAGTCACGGCGTCGGTTCTGCCGACAGGCGCGGCGACAGAAGCGACCCAGCTTATTGTCGCAACAGAGACTTCTGAGACATCAACAAACACGCTGGCAACTGCGCTTGCTGTCACCTCAATCGATGGAAAGACCCCCGCTCTTGTGGGCGGGCGAGTGCCTGTCGACGTTGGCGCTTCTGTTCTGCCCACAGGTGCTGCGACAGAGACAACCCTGTCCGCATTGAACACCAAGGTCGCTAATGACTTTGGTGCGTCGAGTGGGGCTGTCAGGGCTGCGTCTCAGATTGGCAATGCCACAGGTGCGGCAGACTTCAACGCTGGAACAAGCGGCGCTCAAACCGTACGAGTTGCAGCGAACCTTTACAACAACGGCGCAGCTCTCACGTATGGCGTTGGCCTGGCCACTTCAGCAACACTTCGAGTCGCTGCCGTTCCTGTGCAGGGTGGCTCTGCGGTCGACAACACAAACCCTCTTGCCACAGACCTCACGACGCTGGCCGGAGCGCCGATAACAGACGCGCTTCCGACGCGGAGTCTTTCAGGCGCATCGGTTCAACTCACGTCTTCGACCGTGCATCCCTATTTCCAAGACTTTTCATCGTCATCCCTTACTACGTCATACACTCAAGTCATCGCAGCGACAGGAACGGCGATTCAGGCCATTTCAGCAGTAAACAACAGCTCTACGGCAATACGGATTGCCACGGGCGCTGCCGCGTCTGAAGTCGTCCGTTATATTGTCATGCCTGGAGAGAATACGAGCTTTATTCTCCTGAATATTCCAAGCGGCACAAGAATATCCATAGCAACGCAGACAGGAACGCTTTCAAGCGGTCAATTCTCTCTCAATGCGTTTGCTGGCTGAGGTGAAACATGGGTCTCGTTATTCCATCCACAGGCACGAACGCGAAGCTCCTCGTTGGCGACTCTATTGAGACGCAAAACGGCTTCTTGATTGCGCCTGCCATCAATTACATCAAGAACGCGCTGTTCACTTCAAACACAACCACAGGCTGGGCTACGTACGCCGACGCTGCTGGCACCACACCTGTCGACGGTACAGGCGGAAGTCCTAACGTCACGTTTACTGCTGTTTCAGGCGCTACGGTGCGCGGAACATACGCGGGCAGGCTCACCAAAGACGCTTCGAATAGGCAAGGCCAGGGGGCCTCGTATGACTTCACCATAGACGCGGCAGACACTGGCAGGCCTGTAAGCATCGCGTTCGACTTCCTCGCTTCCTCCGCATACGTGGCAAACGACGTCGGTGTGTACATTTACGACGTGACCAATTCGACGCTCATCACTCCGGCTGCAATCAACGTGGCTGCTGGTAAGGGCACGTTCAAGGCGTTTTTCGTTGCCACAACAAGCACGAGCTACCGGCTGATTCTGCATGTGGCTTCGACCAATGCGAGCGCTTGGACACTCGACACGGACAATTTCCAAGTTGGGCCGCAAGTGCAGCTGAGCGGTGCTGCGGTGACGGAACCTGTTTCTTTAAGCCCAAGCACAACTCAGGGCTTCGGGACAATCTCGGCTAACAACCTTTTTTACCGCCAAATCGGCTCGTACATGCTCATTACGGGCAGGTTTACTACCGGAACAGTCGACGGAAATGAAGCTCGGATTGGCCTTCCAAGCGGGCTTACTGTCGGCGCTCAAAATGGTTCTGGAATAGTTACCGTCGGTGGAAAATGGTGGCGAAATAATGCTTCCGCTACCACAAGAAAAACAGGATCGATAATCTACACCAGCGGCAATTCGTACATTAACTTTTCCCTTGACGACTACACGACGGCTGCCAGCCCAATTACTCCTCAGGTCGGCGTCGGTTTTGTTGGTTCCGCAGAAGTGGTGTGGATTGAGTGCTGCATACCAATCTCCCAGTGGTCCAGCAACGTGACCATGGCTGAGCGGGCGGTTGAGGAGTATGCGAGCAACAGCAACACTACTGATGCAGACAACTCAGCTGCCTTTGTAAATGGCGCAGAGGGCTCCCTTGTTCCTGTTACGCTCTCTCAAACTCGGATTAAGAGAGTTAGATTTCAAACACCAATTCAAGCAACCGATAGAATTGTTCTTGAAGTTACTGACCCAGTTGGCAATAGGTGGATGCCAATCGCAGAAGTGGCGACGTTCGCAAATGGTTATCCCTTAAA